GCTTCCCGCACCGCCGATAGGCATGCTCTATCAGCGTGGTGACGTTGATTGACGTCTGCCCAACAGTGCCGGAGGTGGCCATCTTGGGCTCCTCTTAAACCTGGTCTACCCCTGCCACGCCAATGCGGGTCGCGTTGGGTCCGCACGCAATGGCGGGCAACGCGATAGTCATGACCAAGCGCCGCGTGCCGTTGGCCGCGCTGGAGGGCGTATAACACCCGCGCACGTCTGTGGTTGATGTGGTCGCGGGGCTGGTGGTGTCGGCAGCTACAAAGGTGCCCGCGTCAGCGGCCAACGTCGCAGCCCATTTGACAGACGTCACGTAGCCGACATCAGTCACGCGCACCGGCAAGCCCAGCTTATCGTTGAAACCAACAGTCAAGCCGTTTGTGCCTGCAGTGGCGTTGGCGTTGGCGACGCTGATAACGGTTTTGAACGCCTTGGTGGTGGCTACTGTGCTGGTCGACGGCGCGGCCACCAACTGCGACATGCGTTGGCCGTATTGGTCGTAGCCTGTAATAAGGTACGTGGCTGTGTTGGCGCCAGCCGCAGTGATAGTTACACAGCGCGGTACGTCAAGCACATACTCAGTTGTACCGTCGGCACGCACGCGAGACGTGACGCCGGTGCCAGCGGTCAGCGTGAAACTCGATCCTGAGGTCGGGTTCTGTGATGTCGCTAGACCAGCAGTTTGCAGCGTGACGGGGGCAGTGTCCCAGATGTACACGCGGCCCATCGGCCCGACGCCTTGTGTCATTGGTGATGGGTTGGAAGAATCAGCCACCGACGGGATCAGGGCTGCGCCAAGGTAGAGATCATCAGAGATTTGCATTTGAAACTCCTGTGGCTTGAACCACTCGGGTTAAAAAAGAACCCCGCCGGAGCGGGGCGTTGGCCAATTGCTTAGGCGCCAGCGGTGCCGTAGACGGCGCGCGGATCGGTCCAGCCTTCGATGTAGCGCTCAGTGGCTTTGTAGCGCACGGAGTCGGTTTCGAAATCACCTTCCATGGACTTGGCCAATTTGCGGCGCACGATCAGCTTCAAGCCTTCCGGGGCATCGGTAGAAACCCACCAAGCTGTGGAAGATGTCAAGCGCGACAGCACAGCGGCATCAGCATCCAAGGTGTTATTCATGGACTTGATAGGGTTGATGTCGTTGTTGGCGGTGCCTGCGCGTAACACCGACTTCAACAGCACTTCTGCTTGAAAGACGTTGTCAGGCGAGACCACCAGTTTGCGCCCCTGAAGACGGATCTTCTTACCGTTGTTGTCCACCGCCTTGCGCACCTGGATAAGCATCTGCTCAAGGGAGGTTTGTGACAACGCGGCTGGCGTTGACAGGACGTTGCTAAAGGTCGAGCCCACAATCGGATGCGAGGCGTTGCACAAGCTTACGCCGTCACCGCCAAGATACGAGCTGTTGAACGCGCGGTTCAGCACGTTGGCGCAACGCAGCTCCTTGGTCTCGATCAGGGACTGAGCGAGGTGCTTGGAGAAGGTAGAACCGATGTTGATGTGGTCGCCGTCTTCAACCAGCACTTTTGTCAGTGCGAACGCCAAACCGAACACCTTATAGGTGTAGCGCTTATTGAACAGCACCCCACCTTGTTGGTAGGTGACGGGCATGCCATCAGGCAGCTCGGGCGCGGCCCCGAAGCCATAGCCAACGGGTTCCTCGAAGTAGGCACGCTCAATTGTTGCGTAGACTTCCTGGAACACTTGCTTCCATTCGTCTTTGCGTTGATCGTAAACACCATCGAAGAACTTGTTGAGAATGGGCTCGACGATGGGGCGAAAATCTGTACTGCGCATTGGTGCGGGCATGATGCGTGCTCCTTAAACTGCGGTTGTCGCTGCACGGAGCTGGCTCTGAGCCAACGTGACGCGCAATACGGGATAAGTGTCGGTGATGGCGTTATCAGGCGCCAACCCAGCACCAATGATGCGGAATTGCTTCTGCGAGCCTGCCCCCGCAAGGGTGCCAGTCGCCAGGGAGACAATCGACAGGCCGGTAGCTGTGGAACCGGCAGCGTAAGTGCTAATGTCTGCTTCGTCGCCAATGGCAGCAGTAGTCAGCGCGGACACGCCTTGGATCTCATACACGATGTCGGGATCGGTGTAGACCCACGCCGTGATGGTCGTACCAGCTTGGATCGACTGCGAGGCTGGATAAAAGTTGCTGTGTGTGGGTTTGCCGGTGGCGTCCACATATTCACAACCTGCAAAGACGCCCAGCAATGCCGTAGCGGCTGCACCAACAGTCACCGTGCCGTTGGCGTTCAGGATGACGGGGTCGCCTTTGAAGATAGACGTGCCATAACCAGACGCGATAGTGTAGGCGTTGGCTCGGTCCAGTCCAGACGGGTGGTAAACAGGCGTAAGCCCGTTCGGGGCTGCTGTTGCACTCATAATAGAGCACTCCTTGTAAAGATGAAGAAACGACAATGACCTTTTACGGGTCCTGGCGGGTCAACAAATCAACTGCGGGAGCGCAGAGCGCATCAACCTAACGCGATTTTCAGACTCGGGCTGAATTCGTTGTGACTTTACTGTTGCAGCAAAGTTGCTACGAAATTCAACCTGAGCCGATTATAAGGCCAAATTACAGGAAAGACGGCATTTTTCTGCGCTGAATTGCCATTTCTCGCTCCATGGCTTCCACGCCATCGTCTCGATCATTGAGGCGCTCCCCCTGGTCGTTGAATTTACCAATGATGCCTTCTTCCTCTTCTAGCGGCTTTTTGTGATGGTAAAACCCCATAATTTGTTGGTACCGAGAATTGGGGATTTTGAACAGCACCATCTCATTGCAGGTCACAAAACCATCGTACCCGGCCAATGATTGACCGTTCGATGCGTCAAAGCCAGGCATTTCTGACTGGCGCACCGCGGTGTACCCCAGGCGTTGGCGCTTCTGAATACTGTCATATTGACTATTGGTAGTCAACCACACCAAATGGAACCCCTGCAAGGCTGGGGGGTTTGGAAGCGCAGTCTGAGTAAATTCTGCCTCCATGAATTTTTCAAAGTCATCATCCGACACAAGCCCGCTGCCAGCCCGATCTTCTTCCGTTGCTCCGCGATCACCCCGCACGTCCTGGGCGCCGCCGATCTTGGTGCGATCATCATCGTCGCGGTTGAGGGTAAGTTTAGCCATGATCAACTCCTTCCGTTTTGCTTGTCGTAGTCACGATAACTCTGAATCATCTTTGCGCGCGCCGCTTTGTCCTCCCACATGCCAGCCGCTTTGATAGCTTGTACACGTTCGGGCGACAACGTGAACGCCGCGCCCCCACTAGCAGATGGGGTGCCGCTGCCAGCAACCGACGAACGGGGCTTATTGACAGGCGCGCCCGCGCGAGCAACTCGGTGCGGCAAATACTTAGCCGTGCGCGCCTCCAGCTCCGCCCAGTAAGCATCAGTGGTTGGATCCCAGCCCTCTGCAGTCAGACTATTGTCAAGCGCGGTAAGCACTTTGCTGTCTGGGTCGGTGCTGGTTGGGCCCCCATACCAGGTGTTTTTACCGAGAAATTGCTGCGACTTGCTAACCAATCGCGTATCAAGCGGCTTGGGCGCATTCATCGCACGAGCCGCATTGGTCTTGAATTCACCGAGTTGCTGCGCGCGGGTACGCGCTGCGATCATGTACTCCGTAGCCTCGGCGAGTGTCTTGCCATCGTTCTTGGTGGCTGCGTCGGCGATGATGGCCTTAAAGTGCTCAGCAGCCTGGTTCGCTTGCTGGATGGCAGCATCAACTTGAGCTAATTGACTGCCTGCGTTGACGTCCTGGATAGCGCTGACTTGCTGCTGCAATGCACGGTTCTGCTCGGTGATGGCTTGCAAATTACGCTCAAGGGCTTCCACGCGCTCACGGTTACGTTGAGCACGCGACTTGCGTTCTTGACGACGTCGCGCTCGAATCTCTTCTCGGTCTTCATCCGTCTCTGCTTCTTCTAGTTCGCTGTCTACCTTAGCGGTCTTTTCATCATCGTCGTAATCCGCGTCGGGCACGCTTTCTGGCGTGGATTCTGCATCCTCAACTGCAATTTTGGGGTCTTCGTCTTCAGACGTTTGGTCGTGATCTGCACTCATGCTAAATGGCTCCTAACTTTGGTTACATCACCCGTATAAGCGCCGATCAGATCTGCATCGCTCAACACGGCCAGCATGACCGGTTCCAGCCCATCATGCAGGTCCACCGTCCAGCGGTCGCCACCCCAACGCGGCACCTTCACATAATCGCCGGGTTTGGCCCAAACCCCCTCGGGCCACTCTTCGCCTGTAGTGCGCTTTTTGAAAGCCAACGGCCCAACCGAGATCAACTTGGCAACCTGCCCGTTGTAGGCTTCGGTCTCTTTGGTGCTGGTGGACAGAATGATCCCGCTGCTGGTCTTGTTGACAACCCGGCGAATTTGTACCACCACGCGGTGCCCAAATGGAGCAAATTCGGGGTCGATTGCGGGGAACATTTCTTCGATGCTCTTGTCTGAAACATCGAGACCTTGTCCATAGGGGTTGATGACTTCTCCTGCCATAGATTCTCCTTCAGAATCCGCACAGATATGGCCGCTGTGCGCTCGGCAGTCGACCAACTACTGGTCGCGTTCTTCGCCTGACATTGCCTCTTTCACAATGTCTATAAGGTCCGCCAATTCCACGTAAGCCCCCAGACGTTTCTGAAACGCAGGCCAGTCACTAGGCGGAAAATCAAACACTTCCAGCGCCATCTTTGCACGGCGCTCAATCAGTTCGCGGTAGAGCTTTTCTAGCACTTACTTGCAGTCGCAAGACTTGACTTTGCCGCCCGCTTTGAACCCAGGCACCCCGTTTTCGCGCTTAGCCTTGGTAATCGGGTTCAGAGGCTGGCCCTTGATTGCTGGCATAACGCCTGGCAATCGCGAAGACCTTACCTTGACAACGCCGCCATCAGCGTAGCATGCTTGCTTGGACTGGCTACCCATGTGATCACCTCCGGGATTTTGGCTTAGATTTAGCGGCGGGCCGCTTCTTGGCAACCACTTTGCCGCCGCGCTTGTATTCTTCACGGCCTTCGGCAGCCGCTTCACGGCGCACACGGGCATCCAAGATGGCCTGCGCGGCAGCGCTTGCGGTCCCTGTGCCTAGTGTGCGGGGCGTAGGTACGCGCGCTGTAGGCTCGTCGTCTTCGCGCACACGAAATGGGGCGTACGTCTTGTTGCCCTTGCTGTCGATGATTACGCGGCGACCTTCTTGGAGAACTTCTCGTGTAGCCATGGGAGGCTCCTTGTGAAAAAATGAGCGGTGAGGCAACTAACCAAAATGGTGAACAAAAAGTCCACCATTGGTACGTGCTGGAGCACCAAGAACACAATCATCCAGACTTTGGCGTAGCTGGTCGGCATAGTGGTTAAATTATAGTGTCAAATTACCATCGACAAAAGCAAAAGGTCATCATCTTCTTGCTGCTGCACCTTGCGGTATTCAATGGCAAGTTGCAGAAAATCTACCTCTGGTTCAGAACGCAGTTGAGCTTGTTGCAGCAGCCTAGCGGTAAACACCATCGCAGCACGCGCGTCTTGGACGCCTTGTGCAAGTGCATCTAGCTGAGATTCAGCCTGCGCCGCAAGTGCCTCGACCTTGGCTGCTTGGGCAGCCTGCGCCGCCTTGCTAGCCTTGCGCTTGGCGCCGGACTTCAATGATTGGGGCTTTTTGGTGGTCTCTGCAGCCTGCTTCCTGGCCAGCTCGCGCGTGTAGTACTCAATTAACCACAGCCGACTGACACCCGACTTGCCTGCGTTGGGGTCTGGTGTGATAATTGGCACCAGCGTTCCCGTTGTTGCGGTTGCTGGGGTCCCTGTGAGGACCGAGACTATCTCAACCGAGACCCCGCCGACAGCAGCAATGCCACTTTGACCCGTCAACGGGACTGAAAGCGCCGGGGTCAAAGAGCCCTGTTCAGCTACCGCAGCAACCCCGGTAAGGGCTGCGCCTGATGGCGGAGCGACAAGGGCGAGCAGCAGGCTCATGGCTCAGACCAACTCATTCCCACCCGTAAACCGGCGTCACGCGATGGACGACGGTTCCAGACGTGCCCACCGTGCCGATATGCCGCGTGCAAAGCTGGATGAATTCGCCAGGATTCACGTACACCGGGGCGTCCCCGAAGTCGCAGAACGTCGTGGTTTGCGCCACCGTTGTCTGCACAGCCTGCGCTGCAGTGATCTGCTGCACAAAAGGCAAGGCGATGCGTCGTGGAGCTTTGGTGGTCGCCGCCTCCGCCGTCGCCAATGACACCGCTGTGTGTCCGAACGCCAGGAACCACTCGGCGGTGTACGGGCCACCGACGATGACGGTCTGCACGTAGCTGTTCAGATACAGCCCCCGCAGGCACAAGCGTCTTCCCGGAATGTTCACCGTGCCTGCAGGCACTTGGTACGACATGATGATGCCGTCAGTATTGACTGCCAGCGAGACAGTCTCCCAGAAAGTCCCGCCAAGACCTGAACCGAGCGCTGCCGTGGTAGTGGTTGGCACTGCGGCGGTGACGTTGGCCTCATTACCAGTGGTGATCGTACCGAAGCGCGCCAGCGTACCCATAGTACCACCCGAACCACCTTGGTAAGAGCCCTGTACACGGTTGCCTGCCGTGGACACGGTAGACAATACATTTGTGCCTCCGACTCGCACGTTATACGCACCCATCGTCGCCTGGATAACGCCCCCGGCTGCGCCACCAACAATGCGGTGTTTCAGGAAAAACTGCCCCGCACTGGACAAGCACATACGGCTCTGCCCTGCAGGCAACGGGATGGCGCCCATGCAGTTGGCGCCCGTGCCGTCGTTGACCCAGAATTGCGCCTCAACCGCAGTTGCGTAGCAGATGAACTGGTAACGCTTGGCGTTGGTGTAGGCCCATGTGCCCGTGCCGCCAGTTTCCGGGAACACCCCGGTGGATGTTTCCGTGCCGTTGAACGACGCGATGCCTTGCAAGCCGGATGCGTTTAGCCTAAAAAAGACCCCATCAGAAGGCGCTGCAGTTTGCGCGCCTGGGATGCCGATACCGAACTCGATAAACGAGTTGGCCTGCGGCTGCGCACTGAACCCCAACTCAGTATCTGCCGCCAGCGTCGTAGTTCCCATCAGCGGGAAAAACGCATACGTGGCGAGCACAGTACCGGTTGTCGTGGTGGTAATGGACGAGCCATTCGTTGTAAGCTGACCAGCCGTCCAGACGTTGGTCATGGTGGTGTTGCTGTATGTGTGCTTGCCGGTGTCCTGCGTGGTCGTGTTGAACACATGATCATCGAAGATGATGTCTTGCGACACCCGCTGCCGATAATCTACGTCCACCTCAGGTGAGCGTAATAGCACACTACCGGTCAGCGCCCCGCCATCGTTCTCGCCGAACACGCGGATCGTCCCCACGTTGTCGGGATTGGTGGCCGCGTCGGTTTCAGGGATGATCTTTAGTTGATTCGTACCAGCGACCTCGGCACCAGTGCCAGTGCCTACGCCGCGAATAATGCTGTCCATTGACATGATGCGCTCCTTAGTCTGCCCAAACCCAACGCAGGGCGAAAGTGCCCTGCAGCTTTTCGGTGCTGCGGGCGTAAATGGTAAAGCCGGTGGCGGCAGTCGGTGTGCCGCAGGTCAGTCCCACGAACACGGCAAGATAGCGATGATCCGCCGCTGTATGATCCACGGTCGTGTCGTCGGCCATGATCCAGGCTTCACACTTGCTGGTGCCGCTGATAGCCGCCTGCCCCGTAACGGCTACAGACGCCTCGTTGGAGCCCGGGAAGGCGCCAAAGTCAATAGTTGCGGTGCCAGTTGCGCTAGCCATGATTAGTTGAGCTGAATAAGCCCCGTACCTGCACCATTGGCGGGCATGGTCAGGGTAAACGTACCGCCAACGATGGTTTGTGAACCGAAGGTAAACGCCGCCACAGCCAAGTTGCCCGCCTGCGTGCTGTTGTACATCAGAATGCAGTCAAACCCCGTCGCACTGAATCCTGGCCCCGTGGACCATGATGCCGTAGGGGTGGTATACGCTTGGGAGCCCGTGTTCGCGGGCGCGGCAAAAGCGCTGAACGCCAGCCCACCCGCCACATACGACCCGCTATTTGGCACCTCGCCCGTGGCAGTGTATGCTGTCGTTGAGGCGTTGATGGTGGCCGTATCAAGATACAGCGCACCCTTGAAGGTGTCGGCGCCAGTACCAGCGCGTGCAAACGTAGTGCCAAACGCATGTTTAGCATTAAGCAAATCCACACGTGCACTGTTGCAGAAAGCCTGCGTATTAGACATTGATGCTCCTCAACTCACAAACTGCCCTGGGCCAGCAAAGATCCCAGCCCCGAGCGCAAATGCACATGTACCGACCGGTGCACCAGCTCGTCATTGAGCCAGTATTCCACCCAGTCACAGACTTCGGTGGCCGTTTCATGTCCGCCAACCTTCTTGACTAGCGAATCTTCATCGATGTCAACGAGCTGACCGTTCACCACGCATGGGATGAGCGTGCGCATCATGTCAGATGCCTGCTTGCAAGACTGTTGCGGAGGTGCTCCCCGCTCCCGCCGTCTGATTGATGCGGATGCCGGTGACTGGCCATGTGATTTGGCAATCTTTGGTCGTTGTTTGCCCCGCAGCCAATGTTGGATGATTGAACCAGGTTGCACCCACTTGGGTGAACCCGGCCGCGAAAATATCATCCAAGGTGTATTCCACGTTGTAGGTGGCTGATCCGGTCACCTTAACGGCAATTTCAATGGAGATCGGGCTGATGTTTGATGTAGTAGCAGCAACACTAGACGTTGACGTGCCGCTGGTGGATAATGACATTGACTTCATTGCACTGGTCCTTTGATAACAGATTCAACGCCGATATTGTTGCCCAATTCGTCTTTGATGTACCGAGCGACACGTGGCGCGCTTTGCGCAGCATGCAGCCCCGCCAACCCTTGCGCCAATTGCGCCACGATTGCCGCAGTGCTTTGTTGCATGTCGGCGATTATAGGTTGCAACATGGCCGATAAGTCGGGTTGCGGCTGCACCGCAGCTTGCTGGATTTGCTGTAATGTGGCCTGCAACACAGCCATCCGAGCTTCGTTGTCCGCATTCAACTGGTCGCGCATAGCCTGGGACCGTGCAGCCTCCTCTTCGCGGAGCGCTTGCTGCGTAGCGTTGAACTGGGTTAAGCGCGCCTCCATCTCCATCGCCTGCTTCTCGATAGCGGTGGCCATGATGGTAGCCCGATCATTGGCGTCTTGCTTGAACTCCTCTTGCCATTGCTTGAATTGCTTATCGAGAGAGTCTTTGGCGGCCTCGGCTTGGCGGGCCTTGTCCGCTTCCGACGCCTTGAACAGGTTGTTCTGCTCCGCCGTGTGCGCAGCCGCGTCAAGCTGCATCTTGGTGATGGCTTGCTGGCTTGCGATCTGCGCTTGCACCGTCGGGTCGATGGGCGGCTTAGGTGCAAATTGCTGGGCAAGTTGTTGCGCTTGTTGGATCGCAGGCATAATCATTGGCCCCAGCAGTTGAGCCATCACCTGGTCAGCAAAGGCTGCGCCTTTAGCCTCAGCCTCAGCACGTGAAAGCTCAGGCGCCCCCATGGCGGGACCGATACTCAGCAGTGCATCGGCTGCGCCGCGAGTATGCTTCTTATAAAAGCACATTAGGTGGTCTTTTATGTGCGCCATCATCGGGCCAAACGCCACAGGCCCAATCAGTGGATTAGCCCCAAACATCGGGCTGACCAAGAAGTGCAAGTGCGCCTCCAAATGCGCTACATCATCTTGCTCCATGTAGACCTTAAGCGGGCCTGGCTCAGGCGAGCACACCAAGTAGTTTTCATCTAGTGCTCCCAGGCGCTTGGCATCTTTGGGTAAATTAGCTAAGTCCTCTGGTGACGGGATTTGCAGCAGGCGCAAAGACCGCTGCAGCAAGCGGTCTGGCTTAAAGAAAGGTGCAAACGACTGATTGTCAGCCAATTGCATCACCGCTTGCAGCTGGGCGTAGCGTTGCGCTTCGCTGAAGATGTTCGGGTCACTGACGGGGATGATGTCTAATGGACCTTGAAAGTCCTGCTGCGTGACCACCAATGAACCAAGTTCTTCAATCGTCTCCTGGTCTGTGATGTTTTCGGCGTCCAAGCGATGCAAAATCTCAAGCTCTTTCTTGAGTGACGCATGGCACCTGGCGTGAATGGCTGAAAAGTTCACCGAGCCGTGCTCAATGAGCGCCAATGCGGTCCCTACAGGCATATTGGGGGAGCCTTGGCTGATGGCTTCACTGGCGGTGCTGATGACCCCCTCGGCCTGCTGCGTAAGC